ACGCTTCCGCTTGCTGGATCGCCTGACGGCATCGCAACCGCAACGGAAGGAGATGAACCCCCCTTGGTTGTCAAAACCGATCTAACGCAGAACATTTTTACCCCTAGTAATAAAGAAGTGCGTTTGATTGGTGATGGCATCCTAGAAGCCAAGACCACAAGAGACTATGGAGATGATGATCTCCCAGACTGGCGAGGCAAATTCCAAGCTCAAGGGCTTATGGAATGTGCTGGATTAGACTGGTGCGCTGTTGTGGTCTTGTACGCTTCGTCTATGAGCGTGACCCTGAGTTCAGTTCGTGGTTGGAAGAGGTTGCAACCGATTTTGATGAACGCATAAAGACTCGCAATTACTTTGAGCCTGAAAACAGCCTGGATGCAAACATCATTTGGTCAGAGTCGGTCGATAAGATTGTTGAACTGCCAGATGACATACAAACCAAGGTGCAAGACATTCAAGCTGCCAAACGCATCATTGAGAACGCCAAGCAGATCATTGATGACAGCGAGACCGCCATCAAAGTACAGATGCAAGAAAGCGATCATGCCATGGTGGGCGATTATCAAATCAAATGGGGTTCCAGGCGATACAAGGCGAAGCCAGAGGTTACAAAGGTTATACCCGCCACAGAAGCGCGTGTTGTACGCAACAAAACCCTCACAATCAAGGAGATTCAAAATGACGACATCGATTGAGAACAGGCGACACAAAAACGCTATACAAGCTCTGGATGTAATTAAAAAGCATTTTAAGCGACATGGGTTTACTCCCACACAACATCAGATTGCCGATGAAATTGGCAAGAGTCGCGGTGCAATTTATCCACGCTTGCAGCTTTTGGCAGAAATGGGCGAGATACATTTTGATCTCAACGGACAAATCATTATGGGCAAGAAACAATGAGGCTGTCCAAAGGCTTTAAGAGATATGTCAGAGATAAGAAGTACCAGAACGATCACGAGCGTAGTTACAGTGGGCAGCAACCCTATAAAAACTTGTTTGCATACTATCGAGTGGCCCGTAATTTTCTAGCTGACAAATACAGAGACAGAACCAGCAAGGAGCCGTTTAGACATGATTAAAAACCACACACGTCTCAATGAGACAAGACCCTATGTTGAGGGCGTTCACAAAAAGAAAACCGATCCTGAGTTCTTAGCCTGGTTTGAAGAAAACAAAGGTGAGTTTGCGGATTGGTTTGTTAAAGGCATTAAGGAAGGCAGCAATCTTTGTATGGCTGTTGCAGTCAACGAATGGGAAAAAGCCACAAAAAATTACAATTATTAAATAAGGAAAAACAATGAACAAAGAAGTGAAAAACGAAGCAACCGAAGAAGAAGTAACACCCGTCATCAAGTATGAGAACGCAGAAGGCAAAGAGGTTGAAATACCTGAAAGCGAACTGAGTGAAGTTGAAAAAGGCTTGGTGAATGACCTTAAAAACATCCACGAAGCATTGCGTTCACATGACGATACGCATAAGCAAGGACTGTTGAGGCAATCATTGACTCTGAACATAAACCTCTTAACGGATCGATTGCAAAAAGAGTTTGCAAAGCGTGATGAAGAAAAACCTGTAATCATTTCTGGAACCAAGACGATTGAGTCTTAAATTTATCATCGTCATTTTGACGATTGTTTTACTGGGAGTTCATATGAACAAGATCAATAACAAAGGACTCAATCTCATTAAAGAGTTTGAGGGATTAAAAACAAATGCTTATCGCGATGCTGCTGATGTACTTACTATCGGCTTTGGTCACACCAAGGGCGTTAAAGAAGGTGACACCATTACCGAACAGATTGCAGAAGTAATGCTTGATAAAGAGTTGCGTGAATACGAAGGCTATGTCGATGATATGGTCGATGTGCCTTTAAACCCAAACCAACACGCAGCACTTGTTAGTTTTGTTTACAACTTAGGGCCAACAAACCTGAAAGACAGCACATTGCTTAAACGCTTAAACGAAGGCAAATATGAGGATGTGTCAGCACAGCTCAAGCGATGGAATAAAGCCAGAGTCAATGGTGAGCTGACAGAGCTGGAAGGATTAACCAGGCGCAGACAAGCAGAAGCCGATTTGTTTAATGAGGAAGTGTAATGATTCAAAATGAATTTCAGGTCGATGAACTGATCCACACCAAAGGACTCGAATACGGTCATCCAAGACGATTCATGCGCCAGTTGGCGAGAGTGTGGAGCGGGGTGCTTGATGTCGATATCACACCCGAACAAGCAGCAACGATGATGGTGTTGTTTAAATCAGTGCGTTTGTATAACAATCCAGACAAAGCCGATACCCAAGATGACATACAGGGCTATCTGAAAATAATAGATATTCTAAATGACTTTGAATAATTATGAGTGATGAGGAACGTCAAAAACTGCTTGCTGAAATTGAGCGATTGCGTATGAACTACAAGATCGCTCTTTATGGTCTTATCATACAAACAATACTATTGGTGTTGGTTTAATAACCTAACAATCCCATAATTGGATCGCTTGCTTGACCACTCAAATATGGAACTGTTTTCTCTATTCCTTGACTCGTTAAATCAATACCTTTCCTCAGTGCAACATTGGTTGCGGGATTTTGCAACAGACCCAAGTATGTTGCCAATCCCAATGCCCCTGGTGCGCCCCCAACAGTTGGTGTTCCGCCCAATAGTGCTAGACCAGTTAAGCCTCTTGTTGCCGTTCCTGAATCACCCAATATACGAGCAATAGTGTCTTGACCTGTTTCAGCCAAATCTTGCAACTTTGCATCGCCTCTTTTGAACTGAATTTTGTTTCTTGATTGATCCGAACCTTTTATTGCCGCCCTTAATTGTGCTGGCGTGAATAAATCATCGGCTGATTTTATTGTTGCCTCACCCACAATTTGCAATTTATTATAAGCATTATCAATTTGATTGAGTTGTTTAATACCAGATGTGTTGGATTTGAAAATGTTTTGTACTATTTTAAGAACCTCTGATTCATCAATTACTTCAACTTTGTCTGACTTCTGCCCAGTTCTTATATCTCTTTTAATCTTTTGCAACAGCTTTTGCACTTCTTTACCTTTGAGTTGATTCCTGTTCTCAAGAGGTTTTAAATAGCGATTTACGATTTTAGAACGCTGTTTAAAATCAAGGCCAGAACTGTTTAATTCGTTTAAAATATTTTTTCTGACAGATTGTATGTTAGGAATTTTTAAGTTTGGCACAACCTCATCGTATTTCTTGCTGATTTGTGATTGAACATTCTTATACAAACTATTTACGGGCAAGTTAAAATCAACATCAATTCCTTTAATGCCATCAACAGCCTTTTTAAAGCTCAACTTATTGAAAGATTCTTGACCACGCCTCAATGCTGCATTTGCACCTGTGGCTGGGAAACTTGTCAAACTTTCTTCAGCCAATTTCAAACCAGAGCCAATAATGCCACCGCCTTCTCCGCCCATGGCTTGTCCAGGCGTAAGAGGCACATCTTGATCTAAAAGAGTTCTAGCCTGTGGCGTGACCTTTGGCAATACTTTGTTTGCAATACCGCCGACTGTGCCACTTAGAACTGCGCCAGTTGCTGCACCAGGTAAACGCTCAACAACATTTCCTTCGCTTGTGCCAGCACCATATAGTGCGCCTTGAGCTGTAGCAGATTTGACTGGGTTTGCTCTGATTGCGCTAGTGACGGGTTTAATTGCTTTTGCAGCGGTTTGTGCGCCAGCTAGACCGCCTCTTGCCGCAAGTGTTGTGCCGCCTGATAAAATGGCTGGAAGTATCGCACCACCTATTTCAGCCCCATAAGCTGCAACGGGTTGTTCTTCTCTGAATCTGTTTATGTCAGCCCTAACTTCTTGCACGATATCATCGTATTCTCTATCGCTTACCAATGATTTAACGAACGCTTCTGCTTCATCGCCAAAACCAAAAGCCAGTCCTTGACCCAATGTAGCGCGCGCATAGTCTCTTACTCCACCCACATTGCCAGGCGTGCTTATAGGCGCATTGCCGCCTTCTTTTAGCTTCCTTAACTCTTCTAGGCTTTTCATTGATTCCTTTTTCTTACTTCTTCTTCAAGAATTTTGAAGTAAATCGAGCTTGCATCTGTGTTCAAAAACTCTTGCTCAAGGGCATCATCGCTCAACAGCTTCATATCCTGTTTGTAGAAATCTTCAATATCGCTTCTGAAATCTTCTTCATCGTATTTTTGAGCCTTGAATCCAGCAATCGTGCCGTTATCCTCATAGTATTTAGCGGCAGCAGCTTTGTAATTTTCTGCTTTTTCTATTCTATTAATGAGCTGTGTCAGTCTTTCAATGTTTTCAGCTTCGCTTAATAATGGGTTGTATGCTCTTTGTATCAATAGCTCACCCTCTCTTTCTGAGAACTGACCACCCAATATTGCTTTCAAACTCAACTGTGCAACAGAAGCAATCCTGTCTTGTGCAATAGCACCTTCTTCATTGAAATATGCGTTGGCTGCTGGGTATTTAGTCAAAATACCTTCGCTTATGCCTGAGATGCTTTCTCCTGATTTTTCAGCATCAACCAAAACATCTCTGACACCTTTTAAATTTTCCAAATATGTCTGCTCAGTGCTTCCACCGCCCTTCAATAACCATTCATTCGTGTACCATGTGCCAAAAGCATCGTCTGATTTTAGTTGTGCTTTTGTTAATGGCTGTTCACCAAAAAATCCTTGCTCTGCTGCTGTCTCAGAACTGACAATTTCAGCTTGTCTTGTTGGATCATATTTATAGCCACCAATCCCCGCCTCTGCGTTTCTGATTGCAACAGTTAAATCATTATAGCCCTTACTCCCTTCAGGATATTTATCTCTTGTTGCGTACAGGCCAGAAATAAAATTAGTGTTTTGCATAAGTGAAGTTTCATTTGAACCTTTTTCTTTTGCCCTTATATTTTCAAGCTCCCGTTTTGCATATAAATCTATTCCAAAAAGATCGATTAAATCTGTTTCTGTAAGCGTTTCACCCGCCCTTGATTTTGCCAATGCTCTTTCTTTTTTGGCCCTTTCTTCCATAGCCACCATTTGTTGCTGCCTAGCAATCGTATTCTGCGTTGGGTCTTGTCCTCTGAATATGTCAGACAAAGCACCCATGATGATTGCTGCCTTTTGATTCTTAGGCGTGGCATTGGGTGTTGCAACAGGCAACATGCCTCGTGGGTTATATCCCGTTGGCTGTGTTCCACTAGGAACTTTCATTGGCGGCAATGAAAATGGATTTTGATTTTGCGGATTGAGCTGACCGAAATAACCAGGTGTCATTGGAAATGTCTGGTTGGGGGCTGTTCGCTGTGGAAATTTAAAAGGTGTGTATGCCATATTTATATCCTCTATTTAAATGGCCCGACACCACCGACAGCCATAGCAGTACCGAGTCCGAGCAATCCGCCCAAGACATCGCCAAATCCTGTTTTCTTACGCTGTGTCGTTTGCCCTTCAAATGGCAAGCCTGAGATCGCTGAACTGAGCAAGCCCGCTTGTCTGAGTGGATAATCAACGCCTCTGGCAAACTCGCCGAATTGCGCATCGAGACCCGCTTGTCCGAGACCTTGTTGTTGACCGCCAATGCCACCGAGTAAACCAAGCGTTCTGTATTGATCGCCCAACATGCCTGATTGTATGCCTGTTCTGTAGTCACGATCCATCATGCCGAGTTGACTGGCTTTGTCGAATCCTTGTGATCTCAATCCAGCCGCAGTTCTGCCGACTGCATCGTAATACGCTCTGTCGCCTTCTGCTTCCAATATGCCCGATCTGGAACCGCCAAAAGCACCCGCACGAATGGCACGATCTTCTGCGCCCATTTGTTGCAGTTGTCTTGCACGATTAAGATCGTTGATCGAAGCATCAATGACTTGTTCTTGATAAGGGTTTTGATATTGAGAGATGTCCAGTGGGCCAGTTGCCATTCCAGCTAACTCACCTCTGGGGTTATAACCCATGGCATCGCCAAACATGCCTCTTGTGGCTTCAAACGTGTCCATTTGATCGGGATTAAATCCTGAAACCAAATCTCCGCTGTATGGCGTGAATGGAATTTCTGCTGCACTCTTAATGCCAGAGTACGCTTCTAAATATCTTTCCTTGAGTTGTGGATCAAGTTCTGTGGATGCTGTTGCTGCGCCTTTGCTCATAATGTTTTACTTATAATGTGTTCTTTTTTAAATCCGTGTCGTGTTGCGTATCTTTGCCATCCTTTTCTGCCACCGCCGAAAATCTTTTTGCACTCGGCAATGCGGGCAAAGGTTGTGACTGCTTCCAACATGTCCTCACAATCAGACATCTTTCCAGCCAAGAACAATAAGTTCATGGCTCGGTATTGTGGGAAGTCAACCAGTTCTGTGACAATGCAAGATTGTTGGTTCGGGTGAGGCCATAACATCAGCTTTCCTGTCGCTATGCCACGCTCAACATCAAGTATCTCATATTCTTCTTGATATTTTAAGCACGATGACACCAATGGTTTACACCATTCCCAGTGATCTTGCCACGCCTGTCTATGTGACTGAGGTTGTGGAGAGGTTTCCTGAGTTGTCAACGCTAAGTTTATATTTTGTTCCATCTGGACTAATCAATACTAATTCGGTTTGGTCGCCACCATCAATTTCGATTCGTTCGCCTTTTTTAAAGGATTGACCGTCTCGATATTCAACTTCGCTGACCAAATTATTCATATAACCTCTGTCGTAATTATCACCTGGTCTTGTGAGTGCTTGTCTTGCCATTATCTTCTGCCTCGATTGGTGACATCCAAACGAATATCGCCCAATTTAAAATCTTGATTTGTGTCTCCTGTTATCGTCATCATCACCTGTCTGCCATTGAATCGGGCATCTTGATAACCGTCTGATTCAAAGGTGAAAGAACCAAAGTCAAACGTCTCGCCCAGAGGCGTATATTTGCCCTTAAAACTAATGGTGACACCAGGTAGGGTAGATGCTTCGCTGTCAGGAATGATTTGATTACATTGCACATAATTGTCGCCTTTACCGATCTGGATTGCCCCCGATGTGGCATACGGTTTTGTGCTGCCAAGACCAGGACTGTTGAATAGATTGCCCGACTCCATTTTGTAAACATTTCCGCTGTCGTCACAAGCAATAACATAATCAAATATGCCTTCATCGAGATAGCAACCGCGACTGAGTGTGCCAACGGCAAATGTGTTTTCGGCGTAGTTCCAGATGATGTACTTGTTTGGCACTTTGCTGTCGCCGCTTGGAAAGAACCACCATATCTCATTAAATGAGCTGTTGTGACCGCCACAGACTGCACCTGAGTATTGTTTGTTGATGTTGTCAAAAATAAAATCAGACACGCTGCAAGGAATTTCTCTCACTGAGCCGTCATATAGAAATATTGTTTTCTCGCCAAGCCACGCAATAAAATTGCCCGCTTGCACGATTGATCTGGCTGAGATGGCTTTGCAGTTTGTGCCAGCATCGTTGATGCCATACACGAAAGGTTGGCCCGAATAATAGAGCCTAGCCAGACCCGTTGAGGTAAATAAAATCATGTCGGTTTGCCATTTAACGCCCGCCAACAACTCAGAAGATGTCGGCACTTGTAAATCGCCCGCCGTGTTTGTAGAAGCCGCAGTCCATGTGGTCGATGCTTCTCTGGATGACCATTGCACTTTCCTTGGGTCTCCACCCGCACCGAGTGCCACAATGTGTCTTTCATTACTGACCAATACGCCAGAACAACCCGTGGGTGCATTGGTGAGTGCCACACCCGCTGCATCGGGTGATCCAGAACCCGCATCGGGTCGCCATTGATAAATCTTTCCATCTGACGAGCAGTTAAAGATTAAATACTCGCCCCAGTTGTCAAAGGAATAGGAATGTTTGGCAAACGAAAGCCCTGATTGCGATCTGGCATCGCCATAATCTTCGACATTGTAATTGTATGCGCCATATCCCAATGGGTCGGTTGATTTTGGAGTGGTGAATCCAGATGGCGTGATGTCGTACCAAGTCAGGTTCTCATTCATATAAACATAAACTTTCTCTCTGGTTCCGACCGCAAGTAAGCTATTGCCGTCATTGTCTTTCCAAGAGAATAAACCAATCGGCGCACCCGTTAGAGCTGATGACTTTAAATATTCCCAACCACCGATGTTTTTGAGTATGCCATCCTCGAAACGAATCAGGTTTGAGTCGATCCATCTTCCCTTGGCAGAATACTCAGTGCCGTTGGTAACGACTCCAGGAGAAGGTGTGACACTGACGAGGGCCATGATTAATTCGCTGCAATGTACGCTTTACCAGTGGTCACTGCGCCTGTGTAAGCTGTTTTGCTATCACTAGAGCCTTTAACGTCAGGTGTGTCATCGTCTGAATCAACAGGTGCATACTCTAAAATAATTTCGATGTGATCAACATTACGTTGCACCACTGCATTTATTTCAGCTTGAGTCATACCTTCAACTGCATCTACCGCAGAAGCATCTGTGTTGATTGCATTGATTAAAGTTACGCTGTCTGTGGCTGCTGTTAAGACTTCACTTACTGTCTGTGCCATTTTTTATTCCTCGTTATTTGTCACACTTATCGTGTGCTTGTTGTTTTAATTGCTCGACTTCTGCCGAGAGTTCTTGAACTGCGTTTATTAAGTACCATGTAATATTATCAGGGTCTACTGTGTAACATCCTGTCGATTCTTGTTTAACAACATCGGGTAGTATTTCCATAATTTCTTGTGCGATAACTCCGAGTTGTATGCCTTCTTTATCTATAGCCGCACTTTGAGGTAGTTCCTCATCCACTTCTTCTGGTAAGCGATATTCAAAGTTTCGTACACGAATGTCATTAATTTTATCAAGACCTGTTTTATTGTCTTTGATGTTCTTTTTAATTCGTCTGTCCGATGTTGTTGACCAACTAGCAGAGTTATTTCCAGCATAATTAGCACCACCATTTGCGTTTATAAAACCTGTATTAGCACCTTTACCAACTGAGGCATAGCCTATTGCTATTTCATTGCTTACTGTTGCACCTGATGGGTCTGTTAGTTCTCCAATAAAAATACTGTTGCCACCAGTAGTTATAACATCACCAGCAGATTTACCAATTCCTACTACACCACCACCTGTGGTAACATTAGACAAAGCCTCTCTTCCAATCGCCACGTTTCCAACACCTGTGGTGTTTGCTGTTAATGCTGCATATCCAACCGCTGTGTTGCTATCTGCTGTGGTGTTCGCATCTAATGCTCCATAACCAACGGCTGTATTGGTAGTACCTGTGGTATTTGCAGCAAAACAATAAAAGCCAACTGCGGTGTTTGAATGACCAGTCGTGTTGGCTTCCATAGAAGATTTACCTAAAGAAACATTACTGGCTCCTGTGGTATTTGCTGCTAAAGCTTCTCTACCTAATGCTGTATTGTTAGCACCTGTCGTATTTGCACTCATAGTACCGTAGCCAACCGAAGTATTACCATCGGCAGTTGTATTTGCTGTTAAAGACAGTACTCCTAATGCTACATTATAGTGACCAGTCGTATTTGCATCGCCAGCATACGAACCCATTGCTATGTTGTTTATGCCTGTAGTGTTTGCTCCTAGAGCAGCATAGCCAACCGCAGCGTTGTTTGCACCTGTGGTATTAGCATCTAAAGCTGTTACTCCTATTGCAGTATTTGTACCGCCTGTGGTGTTGTCATTTAAAGCATACGCTCCTACTGCTACGTTTGAACCACCTGTAGTATTAGCTGCCAAAGTCTGCGCACCAAGAGCAGTATTTGATGCACCTGTAGTATTAGCAGCCATAGAACCATCACCAACAGCGGTTCCTTCGGCTCCTGTAGTGTTGTATCTTAAAGCACCTACACCTATAGCAATATTTCCTGCAGCAGTAGTGTTAGCTGTCAAAGCATCTGCACCTACTGCTACGTTTGAATTACCTGTGGTATTTGCGTCTAATGCTCCTTTTCCAACGGCAGTATTTGAGGCGCCTGTGGTGTTTTCTGCTAAAGCATTATGTCCAACTGCTGTGTTATTACTGGCTGTGGTTACTGCGTCTAAAGTTGCATAACCAACCGCTACATTTGAAGCTCCTGTGGTAAGCTCTGACAAAGAAGCTCTACCAACCGCTACATTTTCAGCCCCTGTTGTAGCTGATGATAAAGC